CGTTAGTTGCTGATGTAGTTGCTGCTGATTGAGCATTACTTGCTGTTGTAGCTGATCCTGCACTGGCTGTTGCACTGTTAGCAGCATTGGTAGCAGATGTAGATGCTTCACTTGCTTTAGTTGTTGCTGTGTTTTTACTCGCTAAAGCACTAGCTGCGTCAGCGGCTACACTGGACTCACTAGATGCTGCGGCTGTTGCTGAGTTAGCTGAGTTAGTTGCGGAGGCGCTGGCTTGCCCTGCGCTTGTGGATGCGTTAGAAGCACTTGTAGAGGCTCCTGTTGCTGAATCTGCGGCATTGATTGCCTGTTGTGTTACTTCGTTGAGAGTGGCGTCTTGGGTTGAATCCCCTGAGCCGCCTGTTCCACGGAATATAGCCATCTTGTTACACCACTTTAAAAATTAAAGGAAAAGAAAAGGGAACCGTAGTTCCCCTTTAGTGTTACTCGTCTTGACTAGCCATTAACAGCTAATACAAAACCAGTCTCAGGACGAATTACCTGAGTGCCGTATAAACGGTCTGCGGTGTACAATGTACCCAAGAACTCTTGCTTATACTGAGTTTGTGAACGTACACCCTGTTGCTCTGCAAGTACCATAGTGTCCTTGTGACACAAGATAGCACCACGTACATTACCTCCAGCAGAGTTATCACCCGCTGTTTCGATAACAGGAGCGTTGGTAGATACCATAATGTCGATACCATACAACTCACCAATCTTACCGTTTACAGTGCCTTGACCATTAACGAAGTCAGAGCTAACGTAGCGGTCAATGCCCATGATTGCATTACGCAAGCTAGGTGGAATAACCAAAGAACGGCCATCCATAGGGGTGTCTGCATCATCCAGCTTCTGTACCATATCACGGAAGAAAGCATCAGTGAATACGTCCGCAACAGCTACAGTGTCTACAGCGTAAGCAGTAGTACCTGAGGATGCGTCAGAATAGAAGGTTGCAGTGTTAGTCCAATCAGAACCATCACCATCACCAAAGGACTTGCCAAGGGTAAATAGATCATCGTCTACTTGCTTACCTAGGGCATAGCCAGCATCACCAGTGTAGAACTGACGTAGCGAAGCAAGTGCTTGTACGTTGGTAATGTCTTCGATCATACGTGAGTATTCAAAGTGCTTGTTAATAGTAACGAGAACTTCAGACTCTGTAGCGTTCTGGATAGTTACTGCTGTGTTTTCTGCTTTAGCTGACGCAACACCACGGGTAGGCTTAGGGATATGAATAGTATCGCCTTTCTTACCTTGCATTGCAATCTTCTTGACTAGTGGAGCCAAGACTAAAGATTTCTCATAAGCAGCTACGACCTCATCTGACCAAATTTCGGGGATGAACGTTGCTGCGCTAGTGTTATCTACTGTTCCGCCTTGTGCGGGATATACTGAAGTAGCCATTTTTAATTACTCTCTATAGTTAGGTTATTTGACCCTCTTTTCAGCGTATGCTAATGTGATTTCATCAGACAGTGCTAAATAACGATCAGGGTCGTTTTTCATAAGGTTAATAAGGTCAGTTCGTCTATAGATTTTCTTGGAAGTACTTGAGTCTGGATTACCACGGGTGTAACCGTTAGACCCCTCTTTGACAGCCTTCTGTCTTCCTTGTTTTTCTGCTTGAAGTGTTTGATTGATAGCGCCTGAGCGATCTTTCCATAAGGAGAAGAGTTCACCTGCTGCTTCCATATCAAAGTGTTGGTCTGCCTGTACAAACATACGAGTCCTAACCGTTGAAGCTTGAATCCACTCAGCGAACTTAGGATCTTTTACAATCTCAGGTATCTCTGGGTGATCTTTCTGAAGAGTTGCCATAGACGTTTGTTGTTTATACGCACGTGTAGATTCTTCCGCTGCTTTAACTGAAGGATGATTCTCGATTGCTCGACTGATAGCCTTTTCAGGATCAGAATAGAAATCTATGTCTTCATCTGTGTCAGGAGCCTGTGTAGGTGCCTGATCGTTGAGTTGTGTGTTGATATAGCTATCGACTACTTTACGTAAGTCACCTACTTCAGAGCTTTGGCGACCTAAGAGCTTTTCAGCTTCTTGGTGCATCCTAACTACATCTTCAAGTGATTTACCGTTGTACTTGTCTGGGACTGCTTCTGGTTCATCAGGTTCTTGGGCTGCCTCTTGCGAAGGTTCCATTGAATCATTTGAATCTGAAGACATGTCGTCTAAACTATCAAAACGCTCGTTTTTAAAGTCCTCTTCTTGTTCTTCGAGGATAACTGCTGCCATATTAAACTCCGTACCTTAGTATTGTGGAGAAGTGATTAAAAATGAAAGCTTCCAGTAATTAGGAGTTGGCTTTCTCTGCTTTTGCTCTACCACGTTCATGGTCTTTAACCCACTTTAGAGTTGCCCCAGCAAAGTCGCCAGAGAAAGGTTCTAAAGAAGAACGTGGAGAGGAAAGTTGTCTGGTCGCTAAGGCGTTACAGGATTTACACAGTTGTGTGTCTGGTGAGCCTTTGACCATATGTTCATTTACGTGCCCTAGGACACACTTGTAATCATAGAACTTAAACATCTGTAGTATCTTCACTTAAGGACTCTTGCCCTCTCAGATTAGTGTCTTCTAAGTTGAGTAGTGCGCCTAAGATGTTTAGTTGGCCCTTACGGAAGTAAAGGTCTTCAATAGTCTTGACTTGTTCTACTGCATCTATGTTAGGTATTTGTTGTTTTAAGTCTTCAAGCAGTAAAGACCATCCTTCTGTACGAAAGAGGTCACTCATATGCCTAAAGTATGTTTCTAGTTCGTTATCTGTCATTTATGGTACCTATTATAACATATTTAAGCTAAAAAGTCAAGATTTTTCTTTACTTTTCTTAGGAAGTGTGGTATTAGAGGCCACTTGGGACTCTAATGTTGCCACCTGCTCCTCTAGCTTCGTTATCTTGACCACTAACTTGCCGTAACTCTGGTTGATCTGCTCCACTACTTGCAGGAGTTCTCGTTGGGATACCATTTTGCGTTCCTTTTGATTTATATTCGATTTCTTTATCTTTTAAGATGCGATCTGCTACTGCAAGCCTACGTTCAAACTCCTTATCATCCTCACTACCTTCCTTGATGTTAGCTGTGATAGCTTTAATACGTGCTATCTCAACTTCCTTAGGTACGGCTAGTGACTCTGCATGTAGCTTATGTCCTCTATGCGTAGACTCTTCTGCCTGTGCGTTCAGTGCAGCAGTCTGTGAGGCTTGGAATGCAAGTTCAGCTTGACGGGAATCTTCTTGTGCTTGTTGTGCTTCAGGGCTAGGTTTAGCAGCTTCATCAATGAGTCCCATTAACTCTTCTCTATTGGAAACATTCATGTTGTCTACAATAGACTTAAGCATGATAGGGTAGTAAGGTGTATCCTTGCCCATTGTTTGTAGCAATTGGACTAACTGGCTTACCTCATACTCACGAGCAATAATACCTAAGGAAGATGTAGCATTAAACTTGTAATCCGCTACAGGGTAAAGCTCAGGCTCATACTGCATATAACGCCAAGCTGCCTTAGACACCAGAGGTATCAAGAAGGACTCTTGGAAGTTAATCAAGGTGCGCTTGTGTCGTTTAATGATTGCACCAAGAGACATAGAAATGCCAGCAGCAGTTGCCTCACCGTTTATAGAGCCTCCAACACCAGAAGAGTCAACAGCACCTGTGGACTGTTGTACCATCGACTGTAGTGCCTGAGCCTGAGCAAAGGTTATTTGGCTTACGTTACCAAAGTTGAATGGGTTAATAATCTCCTTTGGGTCACCGTTAGTCAATAATATCTTACCAGCACGAATCTCTGGCTTAGTGCCCCTAGGGATGCGTGTAGCGTCCATAGCAAGCATAGGGTGTACTGTAAGCGCCAATGCGTCTATCCTAGCACGTAGCTCGGCGTCTAAAGCTTTCTGGCTGTTGTAACCTTTCTCGCACACACCACGGCCCCAGAAGCGGCTAGGAATTACGTCCCAAGGGAATGCAACTACAGGACGATCCTTCATCATGTAAGGGCTGGCTTCTGCTTTAAGTAAGGTACCTTCGTTGGCAATAATAACTACAGCTTCAATGTAGTAGCTTTCTTTCTCATCAGTGTCTAAGGCGTAGTCCAGTTCTTTCTCCAGCAAGTGACGAGGCACTAAACCGTAGTACTTAGTAAGGCGTACCTTATCATCCATGTGTACTGTAAGTTCACTGTCAGGCTCTAGGTTGAAGTCTTCTGAGGCATTGCCTAGGTAAGCTTCACGGTAGACACCCTGCTCTTGTAGTTGTTCTACTAAATGAGAACCGACAAACTCATCAATGGCTACACCTAAGGCTTCTTCAATGTTAGTTGCTACAGGGTCAATACGGAAGTTTTGAGGGAGGATAGGACGTAGGCGTACCAAGGTACGTTTGCTTACGTTGACACCCACAGCTTCCATAGCACCATCCATGACTTGCTCAGTGGCTGGCTTCATTTCATTAATTTCTTCTAAGACAACCTCACCAATACCGTTACCAAATACAGCGGCATTGATTAAGCATTCACTTACGTCCCTACGAACTTTAGCAATGTCAAAGTCTTCATGCAGCTTGTTACGTAAGAACTGAATATCTGTGTTATCTGAGTCACCTAAGTTATCTTTAATGTCGAAGTACTTACCACGACCAAAGGTAGCCTCTTCAATCTCAGCTACGTTAGACTCCACAGCTTGCTGTAGTGCTGGCGCTATAATCTGACTACGCTCTGCCTGTCGTGTCTTGTCACTAGCATTCCAGATGCCACGCCAGAGTCTGTAGTATTCCTCATGCTTGTCTGCGTAGTTATTCTCGTAGTAGTCACCCCAATCATTAACCTTGGTCATTACCCAATCTTCAAGGCTCTGTTCAATAATAATAGGGTCTGTGCTTTCATTGTAATCATTCATATAATTTAATATCCACTAATAGAGTCTAAGGCATCCCAATCATCTTGCTCTTCAAAGTTACCAGCATAAGTTACTTTAGCTAGCTGGTCTATGTAGGCGAGACTGTCGATTAGGTCGTCATGGGTTAAAGGGTCTGGAAACTGAAAAAGCTCATCACAGAAGCGTGAGTGCCATTCCTTTTTCTTCTTGTTAAGTACAATACGTCCATGTTCAAAGCGTCCTTGTAGTGCCCACATGACACGATCAGTCTTCTTTTGGTTACCATGTGTTAACTCTTCAACACGGAAGAAGAAGCTTTGTCTTTTCATCATATCCATTAAGGGTGACATAACAGCTTGCTTTGAGATACCTTTCTCGATACCTACGGACATAGGTTTGTAATCTTTGACTGCTTGAAATATCTTCTTTGCAGTATCATCTAAAGTCCATCTGCCATAGATCATATCTTCGACAAACCAACCATCCTCATTGACAAATACTATAGCGAGGGAAGAGTTATCTAAGCGACTTGTGTTACCTTTTGCTTTAGAAACATCTTGGAAACCAGCTAAGTCAATTGCAATGTAGTAGTCACCATCACCTAAAGGTTTCTCACCAAAGTGTAGCCATTCCTCCTTGAACATCTCGCTGCCTTGGTTCTTAAAGGAAGCCATGAACTCTTGTTGGAAAGCATGTGTTGACATACTCTTCTTAGCTGTGTTGATTTCCTCAGGGTCTAAGGTTTCATTATCGTAACTTGTGAAGTGCCATGCAGAGAAGGTTTCATCATCCTCACCACTTAACTCAGCATACTTGTATAAGTCATAGAAGTGATTACGACCCTTAGGTGTGCCTATGAATAGACAGCTACCTTTTTGGTCAGCTAATGCAGGTCTTAAGATTTCCTCAAATACCGAAGGTTTCATGTCGGCATACTCATCGAGACATAAGAACTTGAGACTTACGCCACGCATCGTGTCGGGCCTATCAGCACCTTTGAGGCTTATGGTAGCACCGTTGATTAATGTTATTTGCATGTTATTGATATGGGAACTACGGATTACTGGTTGACCCAGTTCGACCAGAAGACCCCACATGATGTCCCTAGCTTGTCCCTGAGTAGGGGCAACGTAGAAGACATGAGAGTTAGGTTTGTTTGCTTGTAGGGCATTAACGATGAGTAACCAAGCAGCTAGGCGACTCTTGCCACACCTTCGTCCTGCTGCTACTACTCTAAAGCGTGTAGTGTCTGCCCATACTTCCTTTTGCCAATCAAGAAGCTCTATTCTTAGGTCTGCGCTCATATGATCTCGTACTCCCCTTCTTCTGCGTCATTATCTTGGTCTTGGGAGCCTGAGATGTCCGTAGCTCCGACACCAGTGATATTAATCTGTATAGCATTCTTACCACCACCCTTTACAATCTCTTTCTCAAAGGCTGACACAGGCGCTACACGATCCATGACTAACTTCCATGCACTTGCTTGGTTCTTATGTTCATCGTCTAAGGCTGCATCAAAGATAGCGTCTAGTACCTTAGCGGACTTAGGTGAGGCAAGCATACGAGACTTGTACTCATTGATAATAGCAGCATCACCTTTAGGTCTGCCTATGATTCCTTTGGGCCTCTTAAGTGCTGACTTCTTAGGCCTGCCTATCTTCTTCTTAGGTGCCATAGTAGCTTTAGTATCATGGTAGTTACGGTTCTCTCTGCCAGACTTAGTGAGGGGAATACCTTTATCTGACAAACCATACTTATGGTCTTCTGCTTTATGTTCTTTT